GTGCTGCCCATCGACTATCTCCACGAAATAGAACACGCGACCTTCCCGCTGGAAGAGTCGGACCCGGCCCGGGTCAAGTGCGTCGAGATGCTGCGCGCGGTTAACTATGTGGACGCGAGCATCACAACCCCCTCCGATCGGCAGCCGCGGGCCAGCGTGAAACGAATCACCTGGGTCGGACGTACAGCGCTAGAGAACCACCGAGGGTAGAGCGCTTGAATGCTATGGTTGTGAACTTCGGAGACGGTTGAGCTGCGCTCGCCCCTGTGGTGTGATGCGAAGGATCACGCCGCCGTCAGTGGAGCTCTCGGGACCCGGCAGGTTCGCTTCAATGAGCTCGGCGGCGGCCAACACCGCCGCGCACTGGATGTCCGCCTCGTCGCGAATCGCCAGGGGGAAAGAGGCGTCCTCAATGCGACGCAAAAAATTCATTGGCATCGTTTCTCCTGGGTTCCCAGCCCAAGGAACCTTCCCGGGGCGGCCAATCTCTCCGCCGAACATGCCTGGCTTTAACGGATTTTGCTAGTCCTGCTAGGGGCCGTGAATCTCGGTGGATGGGCGTCAATTTCCGCAGCCTCCTCATGTGAGCAAAGTCTCAACTCGGGCGCACGACCCACGGCGACATAATTGGTAGAGATCGCCTTGAGGACGGCCAGCACCATGGCGTCGTCATTGCCGACCGGAACCCCGTTGATCTGGTCGCAGATCCGTTTTGCCTGCTTGTATTGAAGCTCTGTGATTTTCGCGGCGTACGCGACCCGTCGAGTGGCCCATTCGGACACTTCGACCGGAGAATCGTCACTCATCTGCTTGCCTTCGCGAGGTCCCTCGCGGCACATAGGCCAGCCTGAAGTGCCGCCATTCGGCGAATCGTTCCTGGCCCCACTACCTCCGGCGTGTTCCCCGTTGCCGCTGTTGATGGTGTCGCTTCCGGCCATGCCGGCGAAAAGGTCGCTTCCATTGGAGTTGGTCATTTGCTTCCTTGGTGAACGCCGAAGCCCGGCGCGTGTCGTCTCGACGCCTCATTGGATCGCGCCGAAGGCAAAAGCACATGGAAGAAATGTCCTTTCCTGCTCGCTCGATAAGTACCGCAACGGCAGTGAAGAACTGGGACGTTTGTCCTGGAAGTCTGACTGGTAAGCGGTACTACCAAATGTGTACAACTTTGCTCGGGGTTGACCCCGGATACGCGAAGCTCAGAGGGAAAGTTCTCCACCATTGCGGTGGATAAGACGGTGGAAAAGCCTGTGCTCATCACCGGAGAACGTTGCCACGGCTGAGTCGTGGTGCGATGCCCGGAAAAGCAGCATCTCAGGCCGGCCGACCCATTTTCCTTTTTCGACGGAGTACCTCGTAGCGCTACCCGGAAAGTGTTGAGGTAGAAGCACTGCGCTGTAGCGGACAGGGAAGGCGGTGGCGCGCTACTAGGCCGGGATGGGACGGGCGTCGAACACCTCGACCGGGGTGAGGTTCAGGAGCGTCTTTGCCTGTTCGACAGTGCCGGCCAGCCAAGCGTCGAACTCGTGCGCTTCGAGCGGGATCACCGACCGCTTGTCCTGCTTGTCGGGCGCCAGCTTCGGATCGGGCTTGTGCATGCGGCTCATCAGTGGGTGCGCATCAGCGTTGATCGTGAGCATCGTGTAGCTCTCGTGGATCTCGCCCGTGGCCTTGTCGGTCCATGTGTTCCACAGCCCCGCGAGGCCCCAGGGCGCCCCGTCCGCGCGCCTGAACTGCCACCAGACGTTCATTCCCGTTTCCCAGTTCGGCTCGTCGAATGCCGCGGCCGGAATGATGCAGCGCTGTCCCCGCTTCCATGGGTCCTTGTAGCTGACCTTCACCTCGAGCTCTTCGCTGCGCGCGTTGTTGGTCGGGTACTTCAGCTTCGGCTGTTTGGCGAACCACGGGATGAGGCCCCACTGCCCCGTGACCAGTTCCCGTTCATAGCCCGTCACGTCCTTGGCCCGGCGGATGAACGGCCCCTGCGTGCGGGGGTAGACCGCCTTCACCCAGCCCGGCGGGCTGTTCTGGCGGACATGCCAGAAGCTTTCGATCTCGTACTCATCCGGGGAGATGTAGCGGTTGCACATGGCCAGATTCTGTGTCCTGGGCGCGCCCTGTCACTCGGTGATTGGCCGCAGCCACTCGACGGCCGCTGCCTCGGGCGGCATCGATCGCAGCCGTTCGTCGCGCCACAGATCCCGTGCGACATCCTCCAGTTCGAGGGGGTCAACGGTATGCCACTGCTGCTGCAGCCGGTGCGCGCAGGCGGCGATCCAGAGGTTGGAAGGAACGCTTTCCATGCGTTCATTTTAAGAAAACTACTGTATATTTGTACAGCACCAAAGTGTTACCCGCCGACCCCCGAAGACCCCATGCCCGAGCCTCCCATCGAAGAAGAAATCGCCCAGATGGCACGACGCGCAGGAGAACTTGCCGACGGCGAAGCTCTGCGCCCGACGCTGCTGGATTTCGCCGATCTGGTGTCGGGCCGTTGCGCCAGGACCGGCGACCTGTACGGCGACTGGGACCGGAACGCGGGCGACCATATCCGTGCGGTGATGCACGGGATCCCGGGCCTGCTGCCCAAGGCGCCCAAGAATGACAGTGAGCCGGTATGAGAGTCAGGATGCGTCCGCGATACCGCGGCGGCACCTTGCTGAGCAAGCGGGAGTTCGTCGACCAGCCGTGGCTGTCCGGGATGTTGACGCTGCGGCCGGTGGAAGGACGAATGCAACTCGGCTTGTGGAACTCGGGACCCGGTGACGTCGCGCCGCCGCTGGGCGTGCTCTGGCGGCCCGAAGTAGTCGCCTGCGCACTCGACACCATCAGCTTCGCCGGGACTGAACAAGTAGGCGGGCGGTGGTGCTACCAAGTCTGGTACTGCGAGGCCTATGGCCTGCCCTCTCCCCTCTCGCGGGAACTGATGGAAGCAGCCGCGAAAATGAACCATGAGTCAAACTGAATTTTTCTCCGAGCCCCCCACCATTCTCCGCATGCCGTCTTGGCTCGGGAGCCACGTACACGAAGAACGCGAGTTGCCCCTGGCGCCCGGTGACTACAAGGTGACGCCGGGAGACCGATGGACCGTCATTTCGCTGAAGACCAATGAGGTCGTGTATGACGGAATCGGTCCCGTGGAGCTACTGCGCGAGCGCTCTACCGTCAAAATCCAGACGAGACAACCCGATAGCTTTCTTTTGCCAATGCGCTGACTACAGGCGCGCGAGGAAGACGCTACAGAGAAACAATTTTTCTCGCAGAAGCCAACGCAGTCCGCGCTTCGTAGGCGTTGACCGTTCGACTGAGCTTGTAGTCGGCCACAACCCGATCAGCGTGAAGATTCCTTAGAGCCAAGCCGCGCTTCTTGGAGCTTTCCTGCAAGTCTTTGCTAAGACTTTGGTCGGGATTCAGCAATCTGAAAGCAAGCTCCACGTGCGTGCCGCGTTCAAGGAATTTAGGTGGGAGATGACCTTGGGCGGGAAGCGAAGAATGCCACTCTAGGCAGTCGTGAAACGCCGCGTAATAGGACCTTGCTACGGCTGCGCGCACGAATGCTTCAATGCCTTTTGTCGCTTTGGTCATCTCCGAAGCACAATCGAGAATGTCTTGCGAAACGATGGGCATTTCAAGCCTCGACCGATTCAGCAGCGCCGACGAAAGCAACGGAGAGCGGCACAGCTTCAAGCCCTAGCTCAACGATGCGTTTCGAAACGTCGGCCGTAAGCGCCGCCGCATCTTCCGGAGAAACATCAATCAAATATCGAATCGCCAAGAGTTCCATTTCCTCATCGAAATGATAGCGGGGCGACTCATTCAGCCAGAACAATCTTTGCTCACGCATCACAGCCCCGGCAACATCTAGAACTTGCGAGTATTGCTCATCTCCAAAACCGGAGGACGATGCGGCTCGCACCATAGCCTGTATGTCTCCGATGTCTTCGACCGCAGTGAGATCCAGTTCTGCCTTTCGCGCCTGCTCTAAGAGTTCTCCAACAAATTGAAATGCACCGGTTGATACAGCCGAAGGCAATCCAATCGTGATGTTACTTTTCTGAATGGAAACCACCATTTTGCAGAACGCAGCAGCCTTGGACGGATAGCCTAGATTTAGATAGGCGGGTATCGAACAAGCGGCAATTTCGTCTTCGGTCGCTCCATGAGTCCGAGCGCGTTCGTACATCGCGTTCGTCGTCTTCAGGTCTCCAGTCAGGTGATACACCGAGGCCATCGTAAAAAAGGCCTCTTTCCGTCCAGCAGGCATCGCGTTTGCCAACTCGTCTAACCATCCGACGACTCTGGGGTCCGATGGCTCCAGATAGCGAGGTACGTCTTGCAGCAGCAGGCGACTGACCTCCTTGTCGATCCGAGATGTAACTTTCGCTGGAACTGGGGCAATCATCGGCGGATTGTGGACCATTCCGGATGTTGGTCATGCTTCTAGCTTATTCCACGACCTGCGAGCTATCGGGGCCAGGCATCGATTAGCCCTCCCCGCTTCGCTTTCTCACATCCGTATGCACCAATCCACAGCGTGGTCCACGCTTCCAGCTCTCTCTGGGGCGCTGGCTCTGCTAGGTCATCGGGCGCTGGACACGGGCTCGTGAACGCTACAGGCGCCGGGTCGATCTTCGCGGGCGCACGCTGCTGCGCCGTTGAGCAGGCGCACAACGCGAGGGGCAACAAGGCAGCCAGTGCCAGACGATGGAACATCGCGAATCTCCTTGACGGTTTTGGTGATGAAGCGGTCCCGGTAGACCGTCTGCGCCGCGTGCTTTTCTTCAGCCACGCGCGCGCGGCCTCGATTCGATTCGCGTTGCAGCTCCGCCCGGGCTTGGTATTCGGCTTGCGAGCGGTCGTAGCCGGCCCGGTCGGCGGTGTGCCAGAGCTTCCAGAAGCCAGCGATCAGCGCTAGCACGACCAGCCCGACGGCCACGAGTTTTGCAGTCAGGCTCATATCGTCCTCCTGCCAGAGCAAAGCCGGCACTGAACGCGCGAGGGGATGCCCAGGAACACGCGGTTGCAGTCGCCGCAAACATTCCAGGTGGTGCGCTGGTCGAAGTCCTCGGGCCAGTCGCGCGGCTGGGCTGCGGCCTGGCGTTCGGCGAGGTCGGAGGTCACTTCGAGCCCCAGTGCAGGCACAGCTCTTCGCCAGTGCCGCGGCGATCGACGAGACCGTTCAGCGTCACGAGTTCGCCTTTCACCCTGCCCTTCACCCAGCGCGAGAGTTCGTCGCATCCGCCCTCGATGTCGCCGGCATTGAACTTCGCGCGCAAGGTGGAACCGAGCGTGGCGGGATTGGCGCCCAAGTTGTAGAACCAGTCGATCAGCGCGGCCTGCTGCCACTTGTTCAGCTGGTCGTAGCTGGTGATGTAGCGGCGTGCGGCGGCCTCAGCGATGGCGAGGTGCTTTTCCTCGAGCGCCCGGCATTCGGCCGCGGTGTAGCGCCTGGTCGGGATGACCTCGGGACCGGTCACGCCACGGCAGACCGTCCACACGCCGCCCGTGTCTTTGTATGGCACCGAGAGCACCACGCCGCTCGGCTGCCGCACTGTCGGGCCCTCGCCTTCGTACCAGGCCTGCAGCACACCAGCGATGGCCAACGTTCCCGCGCCGCCGGCCGCGAGCAGGCGGTTGCGAAGGGTCGGGTTCATTTGATGCTCGGCGGCACCGCAGTGCCCGCTTTGTAGGCTGTGTACAGGCTCACCACGGCAGCGATCGCACCAGCGATGTAGCCCAACGGCCGCGCGAACTTGCCGATCCAATTGAGCACCTTGAAAGCGCCCTTCAGATTCTCGAAGGCTTCGACCAGCTCGGAGGTGTTGGTCTCGATGCGCTTCGTCGCTGCGGTGTTGTCGGCGAGCTCGCTCTTGAAGGTGCCGAAGCCGTTCTCCAGGTTGCCGACGCGATCGTTGAGCTCTCCCCAGTCGGTGGTGGTGGGGTCGTTCGTCACGATGTCTCGGAGGTTGCGATTCATAGGGCTCCAGGCAAAGAAAAACCCGCCGAAGCGGGTTGGGTTGGGTTGGGCAAGCGTCCAGCACTAGTTCCAAGCGGTGAAGCCGCCCACTGGATAGGCCAATGTTCCAGTGTTCAAGTCGCCCAGCGCACCAGTGCCGCTTGCAGCACCGATCATTGGGAAGTAGGTTCCGGACGAGACGGTGAACGCTGTGCCGACCAAGACTCCGTTCTTGTAGAAAACGAGGGCGAGAGTTGCAAAATCTATCGTGACACCCAGCACGTCGCCGCTCGCGAGACTGGTCCCGAACGCGGTTGGGGAGCCGTTGTTGTATTTGTTTCCATTCCCTGCGTGGTAACCGTAGCCGTTCACGTCAGACCCGGGGTAGCTGGTAAGTCCTGCCCCGATCTTTCCCACGCCGATGAGCCAGGAGCCGCCTGTCTGCCTTGCCGTGACTTCGAATTGCCACTTGCCCGACGCTTTGCTGACTGTTGCTCGCGCCGAGCCAGCAGAACCATTCCCCGAGGCGCGCAGATTTGCCAGCGAAAGCGTGATGTTCGCTGACTTGTCAGATGGGTTCCATGTGGTCGCCACACCACCAGTTAGCGCCTGTGCAAGGCTCATGGCCTTGAACGGCGTCATGCTTCCTGCCCCACAGCCACGACATCCCATTTCGTATCGTCGTTGTTGAAGACCATTGCGAGATAGGTGGTCTTGCTGATCACCGTCGTGGTCGGGAGGGTGACGCCAATGGCGCGGTATTGCGTCCCATAGGCGATGCTGCGTGCAGTGCCGTTGTCCTTGATGCGGATCACGATGCCGAGCCCGTCAATTGCTGTGCCGGTGGGGTTCGCCAGCGTCAGCCCAGCCGCCTGCGCCGTGATCTTCACCATGTCGTTGGAGAAGGTCGGCGTGACCGTGGCCGAAGAAGCGACCGACTGGATTGATGGCGAACGCACCTGCTTCAGATCCAGTGCGGCCTGAAGGTCCGTCTGACTCGACAGCGTTCCGGTGATGCTCCCCCATGCTGCGCCGCCACCAGCTGACAATTGAACGAAGGCGATCGACGTGCTGCCGATTGTGATTGGCGCGTTCGTCGAGCACGTCCACTGGGTATCGGCGAGCGTCGTCCCCTCGCTGACGAAGACGGTCGCGTTGACCATCTCCGCACCGGTGTCGCTGTCGGTGGCGCGCGTCGGAGCTCCCGATGCGTTGACCGTATAGATGCCGTTCTCGGTCGTCGACACCTGGTTCTTGATCAGAACCCGGTCACCCGTTGCGAGCGTGACGCCATCGATCGCATCCCCGTTCTCGAAGGATGAGGCCAGAGTGCCGGCCACCGTCGTCGCAGCGCGGACAGCCTTCTTCCAGCTCAAGCCCTGGAGCAGCCCATCGACATAGGCAGTGGTCGCCAAGTCAGAAAGCAGCGTGCCACCGTCTTGAATCAACTTGCCGGTCACGCCGTTGAAGGTCGCCACCCGTCCATTCACGGCACTGGCGGGACCGACGACATCTCCCACCCCAGCACCGCCCACGCCCGGGCTGAACTCGCGCCAGTCGGTCCACGAGGTGATGGTCGAGGCCCCCACCACCGCAACGCCCATGCGTTTGTAGTTGGTGGTGTCGTTCCAGTTCGTGGTGCCCGTGGCAGAACTCACGACGCCGGTAGCCCTTGCGGCCACCACATAGCGCGTGGTGCTGGCCGTCAGCAAGTGCGTGCCGTCGGCGTAGGAGACGCCGTCGATGATGCCGCCGTAGTAGCCCAGCGTCAGGCCCGTGGTGGCCGAGTCCTTGATGCCAAACGAGGCCGCGGGCGAGACAGCCTTGAAGTTCTCGTTGACCCGAAGGTTCCAGTTCGCCGCCGCGTTGATTGTCTGTAGTGTGGTCATATGGTTGCCTGAAGTTCATGGCCGCGGCCGATGGAATCGCCGAGCTGGCTCACACGCACGTAGAGCGCGCCGGAAGGTGTCGCGCCGGCCGAGGTGATCTGCGCGGCGGTGACGGTCGCCGTCGTGGTGAGCGCCGATCCGATGAGCGTCGTGAATCCGCTCGAGGTGTAGAAGTCCCACGCCCAGGCTTCCGTCGCCTCGCCGAGAGGAAGCGCCCCGGTGCTGTTGTTCATGGCCAGGCGCGATCGCCGATCTACGCTGAGGTCATTCGTATTGCTGCGGCGCAGGTTGACCGGGCTGAGCGGCATCAAGCCTTCGCCGGTATTCGTGTAGGTCTGAGAGGCCACTGAATCGCGGCTGCGGCCCTTGGACACTGCGCGGTAGTTCTGCGCTTGCCCGATGTCTCCGGCGCCCGTCGAGGGACGAAGCATCCCGGCGATGCGCAGCAGCACGAACACATCCCCTTCTTCGTGCAAAGCAGCATTCGCTTCGGTTCCGAACTGCCCGCGAAGATGCCGCGAGAGGATGTAGCGTCCGCCCCCGAGCGAATCGCCCACCGCAGATGCGCCAATTTCCCACCGGCCCGGAACGCCGTAGGCCCAGAACTCGGCGCCGTTGGCCAGCAGCACGTCGCGAGTCACGCTCTCGAAGTCGTTGTTCCCGATGCTGACTGTGAAGATGTTCGACTCATCGACAAATCCGCTCGACGCGTTGCCCAGTACCGTTTCCGCAAAACCGATTGGCGCATCGGTCGATACAGTGCCGCGGCTCACAAGGCTTGTGTCGTCGTAGCCGACCAGCAACTCAGCGCCCGTCCAGCCGTCGGCGTAGTTGTCGAGGGCCGCGTAGATGCCAGCGTTGTTGTCCTCGTCGCGCAGGATGGGGATGTCGAGCAATTGCAGGCGCGTCGGGGACGCGAGAGGGGCAACCTCCTGCTGAACGTACCCTGTCGCACCCACGGCGGTCTGGGTGTAGAGCTCGGCGTCTCCTGGCTCCACGTTGAATTCGCACAACGCGCCGGTATCCGTCATGCTGGTGATCCGCCAGAGCCGGAAGGTGCCGCGGGGGTATTCGACCGTCACGCCATCCCCGGGCGACAGGAAGGCGAACTTGCGCGACGTCTTGAAGCTGCGGGTGTTCTGCGCTCGCCATTTCGCGAACAGGATCATCGAGGCCACTTGCTTGGCGTGGTCCGAAGTTGTCGCCATCGGAAGCTCGATGATCATGTCTTCCGTCGCTTCCGTAATCTGCCGGACTTCCTTCTCGCTCGCGGTCTGGTAGTCGAAGGTCGGCTCGATGTAGCTGACCGACACGCTGCGCGGCATGTCGATCTCCTGCGCGCGGTTGAGCGGCATTGCGTCTGCGGGTTCTGCGCCGTCTTCCGCTTGGCCGAGCTCGTCATAGGTGACGGTCGCCTCCGAAACGATGTCCTCGTACTTCTTGAACTTGATCAGCCCGTCTTCGTCAACGATGTAGATCGCGAAGGCGGTCAGCAGAGGGTCGATGTTCGACCTGGCACTCGCTGGGTTCTGCAGCTTGTAGCCGTGCAGCGTGTCCGTGTCGGGAATCCCGCTCACGTCGTAGCGCGACTCGCCGGCGCGATCGCATTGGTCGGCAATGATGTCGGACACCTTGACATCCGCAACCGTCAGTGGGCGCAGGAACCCCACCGAATACTCGCCATTGACGGTGGGCCCAACGACGACGACATCATCACTGGCGTAGAAGGCGCGCTGGAAATGGCCGAAGTTGTCCAAGCCGACAGGGACTTGTTCGGCGATGAGGCTCCACGCCATCGTCGTGGTGTCGATCTTGTAGACATCCAGGCCGGAAGAACCGGCCGGAAAGATCAGCGCATAGAGTCCCGATGCACTTGCGTACAGCCCTGATTTCTGGATGTTTGCCGAGCCGACCGGACCGGCGCCTGCCACTTCGGCATGTACCTCCGTGCCATCAACCGCGCTGCGGCTGGCGATCTTCCATTGGTTCGACTCGGCCTTGAGTACATAGAGCACATCGTCATAGAAGGCGATGCCGGCTGTAACGCCTGAGATCGGGTCGCAGGACAGCACCTCGCCATTCTCAAAAATGAGCGGCGGGCACTCGGCCGGCGTGACGTCAGCGTCCTGAAATGCGATGGCATAGTTGCCAGTGGTCGGGTCGCAAGCCGCGCGCATGAACTCGACATGGTTGCCAGACATTCCCGGCAAGAAATCGGAGGAGGTCTCGGGCGAGTAAAGACCGACCCTCACCATCGTCTCCAAATTCAGCAGGTTGACGAAGCCGGAACCAGCCCCCGAGAGATAGACGGCAATCGGCTCTTCGGCTCCGATCGCGGGCATCGGGTAGTAGGTGAGATCGGTGCCTGTGAAGCGCAGCTGGTTGGTGATGCGCTGTTCGCCGGTGGATGCGCCGTAGCTCACGAACAACGTGATGACGCCTCCGTTCGTGAACTGACCGATGTTCCAGACCGAGCCATCGGACTTGGCCAAGCCGGTGATGACGTTGTACGAAGGGCTGCTGAAATCGACGATGACTTGCCCGGTCGGAGCCGTCGAAGCGTTGGTTGACAGCACGAACGAGAACTGAGGCACGCGCCCACCGGGGCACTCAATCGCATTCATGCGAATACGCACGACGCCGCGATAGGCCGGCACCGAGCCGGGCCCGCCCATCCATGCTTCCTCCCCCGGGTCAGGCAGCTGATCAGCGTGTCCCTGGTACAGGACGAAATAGGCGTGCGGGTTCTCAGCGCTGGCGAGCGCAGAGCCAATCGGAATGCCCGACCGGGCGTCATAGATCAGCTTGCCGTCCTTGAAGATCTGGACGATGGAAACGGTCGAGCCGTCGCGCGGCGTGTCGCAAAGCACGACCCCCATGTGCACGTAGTAGCGATAGGTCGTGTTCTCAGGCCCACCACCCTTGCCCCCGGTGGTTTCCTCGACTTCGATCTTGTCGGTAGACCAGACGACATTCCCGCCGACGCGCTCTGTGCCGTACATGAGCGGGATTCCGACGCCATAGGTCGAAACCTGCACCTTCAGGTCATCGACGCGCGGGCCTTCGGTCTTCTCTCCGGGGGTAAGTAGCCCGCCCACGAGCGAGCCGACGACAAAGCCCAGCTGCGGATAGCCGAAGAACGCGCCGACGACACCACCGACGACGCCGAGGATCTGCTGGGTGCTCACGCGGCCACCTCCGGGAAGCGGAAGCAGCCGCGGACGGACTTCATGAACACGTCATCCAGCCGGCACTCGACGACCTTCTTGTTCGGCAGATGGGCGTGGATGATCGACAGACCACCGCCCGGGTAGTCGCCGACGATTGCGATGTGCCGAAGTTGGCCAGTCATCTGCACCAGCAGGTCACCGGGTTGGAGACTTGCGCGATCGACCGGAACCATGTTCGCGCGGCAGAAGTCGAGCATTTCGGAATCGACGGTGCGCTTGGCATAGCCAACTGCATCCATGGGCGGAAGGCCGAGCTCTGCGCGCACGCACACGGGCAGGCCGATGCAATCGACGCCTTCTCGGCTGCGGCCTTGGTGGCGGTACTTCACCCCCAAGAAGCTGCGGGCAACGTCCACAACGTCGGCCCCAGAAAGAGAAAAGGCGCCCAAGGCGCCTGCGATTGCTGGACCACAACACCCCAAGAGCCGGCTCATAGGTTCGTTCCTTCCGTACCACCGAGCCCCAGCACCTTGTCGCTGCCAGGCACCTGCGGGAAGCCGCCGAAGTTATTCGTGTTCGCCCACTTGGTGCGGCAGTCTTCGGTGAAGCGCTTGCGGCAGCCGGGCGTAACGCTGTAGGTGTCGCCGACGGACACCGTGTAGGGCATCGGCAGATGCAGGACGAAGACGCCGGCAGCGAAGGAATAGATTTCCATCTGCACGCCTTCGTTCGGTCCGCTAGTGAAGGTCAGCAGGCCGGCGCCGAAATAGTCAGCCGCCTCGCCGCGCGAACTGTCAGCGAAGGTGCGGAGGTCGGTGGCGCTTGTGAGCGTGCCGGTGGCGGTCAGCGGACCCAAGTCGACGTTGCAGGCCGGCACATAGGCCGAGCCGATGGAACCGAAGACCCACGGACAGCCGGCGGTGTAGACGCGGCCGACGACTTTCTGCAGCGATTGCGTCAGGCCCCGAAGCTCGGCATTGAGCGCACTGCGCCCCGCCTTCAGGTCGCCCATCGTCTTGACGCCGAAGTTGATCTTCCCCATCGAAAAGTCGCGGTAGTTCACCTGGAAGGTTTCCACCACGCAGCCATCCCACAGGCCGGCGAAGATGTCCTCTTCGGTGATCTCGTCGGACAGCACGGTTTCGACCTCGGTGTTCGAGACCGCGCCCGAGGCTTCCTGCGACATGGCCTTTGGGTTGAAGCCGTACCGCGGCCGGTAGAGGACGCCTTCGAACAGCAGCGAACTGGCGCACGTCGTCACCGCAAGCACGTAACCATCCCGGCGGGTTGCCTTCCAGCACCAGGCCAGCGTCGTGGTCCCCTGCGCAAGGTGCGCTTTGAAGGGGACGGAGATGGTCTTGGTCATTCTTCGCGCACCTCGACCAAGGGGATGTTGGGACCGTCGATCAGCCGCTCCCCGTACCGGCCTGGCCGAACCAGGTCCCAGTCGATCGAGTCGTTCGCGAACTGCACTGGCACGTAGAAGCCGCCCGACCAAGTGAGCGTTTCGTCGGGCTGGGGGTACTTTTTGCCGGTGCCCGCAGCGGTGATGGTCTTGCCGGCCGTGTTCGTGGCGAGGGTGTAGACGTTGAGCCCGCCGCCGGTGATGGCCGTGATCTCGTGGCTGAGGCTGTTCAGCAGTGCGGCGTCGGCGCCGGTGAGGTCTTGCAGCCACAGCCGGCCTCCCACCACGAAGCCAGGGATAGCGGTCGCGAGCGTCACTTGCGTGGTCGCGCCCACGGTGACGCCGGTTACGGTGCGCGAGGCATCCGCCACGAACGTGATCTTCACCGGGCCGGTGCTGAGCGCGATGTTCCCGGCCGCTACGCCGACGACGACAGGCGAGCCCCCGCGCAGGATCGCAGGCGTGCCCTTCGGCCGGCCGAGATCGCGCGCGCGCCTGCGGGTCGTGCCGAGTGCGGTGTACAGCTTCTGGAGGGTGTAGTTCGGCGTGCCGTTGCCGTACCCGGTGGCGCCGGATTGCACGCCGGCCATGTAGCCGATCAGCGTGCCTTGGGTTGCCGTCACCACCGCATCCACCGGATCTTCGAGCAGCATCCCGTAGGCGCCGGCATCCGTCACCTCGTAGATGCCCATGATGGCTTCCCACAAGGCGAGCAGCATCGGCTTCACGCCCATGGTGTATTCGCGCATCGAGAGGTCGCGCACGACGTTGACGGTCGCGTAGCCGCCCTGGTTGACGCTGCGGTCGTTCTTGCGCGTGGTGCGCCCGACGATGCCCGCCATCACCACGCTCTGCGGGATGATGACGTCGGAGAGAACTTCGATGCTCATGATGTGCGCTCCATGGCACGGCGCGCGCCGCGGTAGGCGACTGCGCTCAGCTGCTCTTGGGTGGCACGGCTGGCGGGCTGGTCGAGGATGAAGGTGGGCGAGTAGTTCATGCCGCCGCCGAGCTTGTTGTTCGGCGTGATGCGGGCATTGCGGCTGCCGTTCATGAGGTACTGCTTCCCGTTGACGTCGAGCATCTCGGGGCCTTGTTCGTTCACGCGGTGCATGCCGAGAGGGGGCAACGCTGCCGCCGGCCGCCTTGCCGCCGCCGAAGAGGCCGGACAACAGGCTGCCGAAGTTGAAGCCGACACCACCGGTGCCCGTGCCGCCGCCGCTGAACAGCTGCTTGAACAGGTCTTTCACGATCAAGTTCGTGAGTTCCTTGAAGATCGTGTCGGTGAAGCTCTTGAAGGCTTCCTTCGCGGTCTTGGTGCCGTTGATGAAGTCCGAGAAAGCGGAGCCCGCGGCGTCGGCGAACAGGGTATTGAACTTGTCGGCCAGTGGGTCAACCGTGGCGGCAAGCTTTTCCAACTCGAGCCGGGCGCGCTCGGCGCTCTGCACCAGTGCGGGGTTGCCGGAGGCGCGTGCGATGGCTTCCTGCGCTGCGACGATGGATTGCAGCTGCGCGACTGCCGCTTTGCGCGACTCGCCGAGCTTCGCCAGGGATTCGAGTTCACCCGTGGTGCCAAGCTGGCGGGCCAGGGTGATCCGCTCTTCCTCGATCCGCAGGCCTTCCGTGATCCGGCTGACCGTCTCGGATTGCTGGCCGTAGTCGGCCTGCGCCTGCTTCAGCTGCTTGAGCCGATCGACTTGCGCCAGGCCAGCGCTGTCGCCGTTGGCGGTGAGGCGCTTGGTGATGTCGCCGAACTGGTCTTCGAGGCGGATTTTGGTGGCCGCGCTGAGGTTGCCGGTGAGCTCCAGCACTTCAGCGTTGACGCTGTTCATCTGCTTGGCGAGGTCTTCGAGGGCCTTGCGCTCCTTGAAGCCCCACTCGATTGCCGTCTCGCCGGCCTCGCGCGTCAGGCGCTTCTTCTTCTCGATCAGGTCATTGATCTTGCCCTGGGCGGATTCGCGGTCGGTCTGTTTGCCGGCCGCGGCCTGGAACTTCTGCAGCGCGGCGATTTCCTGGTCGTACAGCGCCAGTTGCGACGACACCGCGGCAGACTGGGCAACGCGCTTCCCTTCGTAGTAGGCCTGCGTCGAAATCAGGTTCTCGCCGTTGTACAGGTCGAGCATCTTGTTGCGCGACCGCAGGATGTCTTCCTCTTCCCGGGCGGCGTTCTCGAGCGCCTTCAGCTGGTTGTCGAGGATCTTGTTCGTGGGGTCGTCCTTGCCCCCGCCGCCGCCCTTGGGTGTGGCGCCGTCGAACTTGAGGGTTGGCAGCACGCCTTGCGCCGCGCGCGAGCGGGCCATGAGGCGCTGCGTCTCGGGGTCGGCCGAGCCGGTGATCACCGCGCGCTGGTCGGCAAAAGCCTTCTTGATGGCCTTCGTCGCCTTGGCGCCGTCGTAGTTCCACAGATCGACGTAGCGGTCGTTCGCTTCCTTGGCCTTGGCGTTCCGCTCGGCCAGCAGCGACGAGATGCTGTCGCCGGAGATAACGGCCTTGATCGCGCCCGTCGGCGTCAGGGCGGAAAGCAGCTTGGAGTCGGCATAGACGGACTCGAAGCTGCCGCCCACGGCGCGGAGCGTCTTTGCCAGGGCCACAGCGGTTTCGCCGACGGTGGCCAGCGCGAGCGTGACCTTTTCCGCCCAGTCGAGGATGACCAGGTTGAGGGCGAAGTCCTTCTGCGCACCGTTGGCGGTGATCAGGTTGCTGATGACGTCGCGCACAGCGTTCTGCACCGCCGTGAGGGCGGGAATGAACTGCGTGGCGATGGCTTGTGCATGCAGGGTGAGTTCGGCGCGCGACTTGGCCTGGCGGTCGGCGTAGTCGTCGGCGAGCTTGATCTGCTCGGCAGTGAGAATGTTCTGTTGCCCGCCGGCCTCGTAGAGGGCCTTCAGGAACGGCAGGAGGTCGGCGCCGGCCTTGCCGAACAGGGCAACGGCCACAGCGGTTTTCCCGGCACCTTCAGCGAACCCGCCCAGCGCCTTCGACACAGCTTCGATCTGGGCCTCGGGCGCCAGCTTCTTGAAGTCGGAGAGCTTGAGGCCAAGAGCACCGATGGCGGCGCCGGCTGCCTTGGACTCGTCATCCACGCCGGTCATGCCCTTGGTGAGGCGGATGCTGGCCGCGGCGACCGTCTCCATTGTCGTCCCGCCAACGGCAGCGGACACGGCAAAGCCGGCCAGGGCGTCCGCGCTCGCGCCGGTCTTCTCGGCCAGGTCTTGGAAGTCCCCTGCTCCCTTGACCAGGCTGTCGAAGATGGCGAAAGAGGCGGTAGCGCCGGTGGCGATAGTCGCCAGCGAGGCGACGGCAAGCTGTGCACCGGTGCGGATGGCCGCGCCGATCTTCTCGCCGAACTGCCGCGCCTGGTACTCGGCCTTGGTCAGCCCGCGCGTGTACTCGGCTGCATCCAGCCCGAGCGAGACGACAAGCGATCCTGCAGCTGCAGCCATTACTTGCGCCCCTGCCCGAGCTTGCGCACGCCAGCACCAGTGAGTTCGCCGATGTCGCTCGCTGCGTTGTCGAGTTCTGCTTCGCGATTGCGTTGGAACATGTCGAAGTCACTCATGCGGGTTTTTTTGCCGTTCACCTGAGCCAGAAGGTTGGTCATCTGGATCAGCAGCAGCTCTTGCCGGCGAGGCCAGAGCGGGCCGCGAACCATCCACAGGGTCAGTTCGCGCTCCGTGAGAGCGTTGACCGCGGCAAGCGGCCAGCCCATTGCTTCAGCAAGATCTAGCTTGAAGCGGTCCCGAGGGGTGAGACGTTTCCCAGGTCGATCGCCGCTTCCTTGCTGGTGGCGTTGACCTCTTCCATGGCCGCATGAATGCGGTTGAGCGAGGACGCGCGCAGGCGGTTGATCGCGAAGAGGTCTTCGGGGCTGGTCGGGTCGAACAGGAGTTCGCCGTTCACGTCGCAGAGCATCTTCGCCACGCCGCGCGCGGTCTGGAGCTTCGGGTCCGCGTCCGAAGACATGGACTCGATCTCGCCGACGAGCAGCGGCTTGACGTAGACGTCGCCCCATTCGGGAACGTTGACCGGAACGGGCTTCGGGCTGGCGGTGGCGAGGATCTTGGCTCGCAGTTCGTCGCGGGTCATTCTGCAACTCCTGCGATGAACTCGCGCGCGCCGGACAAGAGCGAAGTCACTTCGATCTCGTTGGACCGCTTCTCTGCCTCGGGGTAGAAATCGACCGCGACAGTGAACACCATGCCGACGCCGTACTCCACCTTGACCACCTTGGCGGTCTTGGGGATACCCAGCTCCTTGCACAGGAAGGCGTGAATGCGCTGGCCTTGCGCTGATTGGCTGTTGATCGGCATATCAGGCTGCCAGGACGAAGATTTCGCCGGAGAGCTTGAGGGTGGTCGAGCCGGTCCACACGCCCGACACCGCGCCGCTGAAGCTGGACTGCTGCACCGAACCGATCATGACGATGGTGCCGCCGCTGTTCGGGAAGGTGATGCGCACCGCGATTTCCTCGCCGGCCACCTTGGCAGCGCGAATCGCGGCCTGCACCGACTCGTTCGGGGCGAAGTTGTAGTTCAGCGTGAGGGTGCCGCTGTCCGACAGGCCGGTTTCGAATTCCTTCGCGGTCGAGCAGATGGTGGTGACGTCGATTTCGTCGGTCGTGCCGTCTTGCTGATCCACACCGGTGAGCTCGCAGAACGCGCTCATCGTCAGCGGCGTGAAGGTGCCGCCGCTGGTGTAGGGGGTGTACCCGGTGGCATCGACGCCAGCCAGTTCGAAATCGTTGGTGTCGGGGTTGTCGACGACGTACAACTTGCCGTTGACTTCCGTCATGCCGACAACCGCGGCGATGCGGCCGACGGCGCCCAGGACCTGGCCGTGCGCGGTCGAGGTGACCAGCGCGGGATCGGCTTCGCTGATGTCGGTGATGGTTTTTGCCGCCGAGACGCCCGTGCTGACTTGCAGCGTGGAGCCTTGGAATTTGAGACGTTTGCCTGCTGCCATGATTGACCTACTTTCTTACTGCGACTGACATAGAAAAAGGCCGCACAGTGGCGGCCTTCGGCTGGGGAACTTGGGTGAGCGGCTACGCGCTGCTCGGGTAGTGGATGAAGTCGAGGCTGACGCGGTGCAGCTTCAAATCGGGCTCGTAGGTGCTGAAGCCGCCCACGCAGCGGGTTGGGGGCGTCACCGCGGCCATGGCCGTCAGGGCCTGAATCCGCAGAGAGCGCGTGGAGTCGAAGTCGGTCGAATAGATGTCCACCTGAACCCGCGTATTCGCGGTCTGTGCGGTGTCATCGCCGCAGATGTCGTCGATCGTCTCGTCGCTGATGAACGTGAAGAGGATGGCCGGCGTGATCGGAACCGCCGGCAGCTGGGGGAACGTGCTGGCATAGACGCGGTTGGAGACGAGCCCCTTCAGCGCGTCGTAGACCTTCTGCTCGAGACTCATACGCCCGCCTTTGCCAGCCGCTTGCTGATCCGGTCCTTGATCGCCTGCACGGCCTTTTCCTTGCTCTCGTCGAACGCAGGCCGCATGAAGGGACGCGCGGGCATCTTGGCCGTGCCGTATTCGACGAACCGGCCATAGAACGCATCGCCCAGGCCTGCTGCCTTCTGCTTCTTGGTCAGCTTGCCTTGGCGCACCGTCACGATGTGCTCGCTGGTCAGCGGCGATTCGCCCTTCGGCAGGCGCTTGACGATGATGTTTTTCTTGAGGTTCCCGGTATCGACGGCAACCTTGCGTTTCGCCGAATCTCGGATCACCACCGCGCCGGCCGCGGTCGCCGCGCGCGCGATGCGGTTGTTCATGGCTTCGGAGAGGCCTTTCATGCGGGTGCCGAGCTCGCGCAGGCCTTCGACCTTGACGGTGACAGAACTAGCCATTGTTGAGGCCCCTTCGCGCGATCAGCGAAATCTTCCGGCCGCGCAGCTGCTGGTCCGGCATGTCGCTGATGTCGTAGTTCGCGCCTTTCCAGACAATCCGGTCGGTCAGCACCAGGCCGAGCCGGGTGAAGACATCGGAACGAATCCAGAAGGTGTAGTCGGCTGGCGACCGGATGCCGTCGGCGATGTAGGGTTCGCCGCTTGCCTTGGCGCCGTCCACCTTGGCCCAATACGTGGCAGTGATCGACGGGCCCAACCGGGTCCAGGCCACTGTTTCGCCGCCAGTGCCGCTCGGCGTGCTCACGCGACGCTCGAATGCGACCCGCTGGTCGAACTCCCGGGCATCGACGTTGCTGCGGATGCTCATGGCTAGAACGTGTGAACGCGGTAGCTGGACAGGAGCGAGTCGCGCGCGTTCTCCAGCGCCTTGCGCTTCTCCGGCGTGAGCTCGTCGTACTGCAGCTGCACGGCCAGGAGAATCGCCTGCTTGATGCTGCTGGGCACGTTGGCGCGGTAGTCGATCGCCGTCGGCGGCTCGGCGTCCGGGTCTGCCGGCACCGGCGCGTAGCCGGCGGTGTACTCGATCTGCACGGCGTCGTCGCGCAGGTAGATGGAAGGCGTGCTGAAGCCGCCGACGAATCGGAGCTTCGGAACCAGGTCGGAGGTGACGAAATAGTCATCCGGGTCCACGGTCTGTTGTGTGTTGGCGTCGTCGAAATACTTCAGCGACACCATTTCGATAAACGGGGGGCGGAGCAACTCGATGTCGCCCCAAGCCACACACCCACCGCCGATGAACCAGTCCCACCCGCGGCGCTCGCCGTTCCGGCGATCCGGGCCGCGCGTCAGGCGCAAGGTCTGCTGCACAAAGGCTCGGCGGGTGATTTGCTCGCACTGCTCGCGAGCGCTGACGATCTGCGCCTGGACGGCTGCGGTGTCGGGGTTGGCTTCCGTCGGATCATCCAGGCGGAGATGCACGAACGCCTCTTCGATCGTCACAGGCTCGACGGGCGGCGGCGTGACGACGACGATGTTCATTTGACGGATTCCAGTTCAACGATGGGGAAGCACTTCATCGCGCTCCCTGGGGTGCAATTCAGAATTTCGACCTGGCCGCGCAGCGCGTCAGCCAGCGTCTGAAACCGCTCTATCCATGTGGCGAACAGGTGCGCGGCCGGCGCCGGGGCGTCATGCCAGTGCGCGCCGCCCATGTCGAAGCCGCAGAGCAGAATTCGCGCGGCACCGGCTTGGGCTGCCACATGGACCGCCTGGTAGCCCGAATTTCCGCCGGAGCGAATACAGTGCGGGTCCGGATCGAACCCGACTTTTCCCGTGTGCCGCAGTGTCATCACCTCGGGCCACAGGAGCGAATCGTCGGAGCAGACCTTGATGCCGGCTAACTGCCGGGCATCTCGGTTGTTCCGCCACCAGTCCGCGTCGGCGCCGTAGAGCATTTCTGCCCACGGCGCCAGGCGGTAGGTGTCATTGACGACGGCTACCGGCAGTTTTCCGCGCTGGCGCCGGTGCAGGAGCGCCAGCGTCACCTTGAGGGACATCGACGGACCGCTCGCCAGAATCGCCACTGTCTGCCCCTGCCACATCGGCGGAACTTTCCATGGCGTTGTCATTGCGTTTGCCTTCCGCCTTGATCTCTTTGTCCGTCAGCTGGTACGCGACACCGCGGGTGATCCATCGCTGGGCCTTGTCGTCGCGCAGTGAAACGACGTCGCCGATCTTGTGAAGGACGGGGCCGTCGCCATAGTCGAACTCGCGCTCTTCGGTAAATTTGATGGTCTTCATGGGATGTTCAGGAGCCCCGAAGGGCTCCCGTTTTCATCAGACGCTGACGATCTCGTCGACCGTGGCAACGTCGTTGTCCGATGCCGGGCTGTAGAGCGGATCGAAGCCGAGCACGACCGCACTCAGGTCGGCGCCTGCAACGCCCATGGTCACGGACAGCTTGAAGTGAGTTGCCGTGCTGCCGGCCAACATGTCGGTGTTCAGGTTGATGATGACCTGCTTGTTGCTGTCCGTGCCGGCCGCGGTCAGCTGAGTGATGGCAGCGCCGGTGATGTCGGCCGCGCCGCTGCCGCTGCCGTTCGTGTACGAGATCAGCTTTGCGTCGATGGTGCCGGTCGCGACGATGTCGCCCGCTTGAACGATCGCCATGAAACGGCGAAAGAACTTCAGAGGGATGTACTCGTTCGTGGCCACGGTGGAAGCCGCGTAGGCGTCCGGATCGATGTTGCCGACGATCGCGGCGACTTCGGTAGGGGTCTTGTTCATGATGGTTCCTTGAAAGGTGATGGAGGAAGGCCCCGAAGGGCCGACTGGATCAGCGTGCGGCGAGCGTCACGAACGGCGAGCGGCTGGAGCCGTTGGCGCGGGTGATCGGGGTGTTCCACCACGGCTGGCCACCGACGCGCAGCACGAACCGGAAGGCCGTGATGTCGTAGTCGAAGAAAAGGTGAATGGAAACGTCCTGCTTGACGCCGCCGGCCTTCACCACGCTCATGTACTGCGAGAAGTCCACGAACGAGATGTCGCCGACATCGCCGAGGGCCGGGGCCGCTTCCGACGTGATCACCGGGCGACCGAGCAGCGTGCCGTAGGGCGCGGCCGAAAGACCGCCGGGCGGCAGGTACACGGGGACGGCCGTGCCGGTGCCGGGGAACTGCATCTTCATCAGTTGCGCTTCGACGTCTTCGTTGACGAGCCACACCGCGGTGCGCTTGGCCGAGGCCGGCATGCGGGTGTACATGTTCACGATGTTGTCGTAGACCACCGTGTCAGCGGTCTGCGCCGACTGTGCAGCCACCGTCACCAGTGCGCCCGAGTTCAGGAAGCCCAGCGGCTGGCCCACGCCTGTACCGCTGATCAGCGCCTGGTTGACCTTGAAGTCGATCTTGACCGGCGCCTTGCTCGCCACGTAGGCGGCCATCGAAGGCGCGTCCTGCAGAAGCTCGTCGGTCATCGGCACGAGGGCGATGATCTTGTTCGCCTTGACGGTCTTCTCGGTCAGCTGCGGCTTCGACTGCTGCTTCTGGCCGCCTTCCGACTCCCAGTAGGCCTGAATGCCGCCGGTTGCCTGCCACGGCGTGGTTTCGTCGGTCGGGACCGTGATGCTGTTCGAGCTGGTCGTCATCTGGTCGGTGCGGCCGAGCAGCGAGTCTTCCGCCATGACCTTCTGAACGATGGCCGTGCGGAAGTCCGGGGGCACTGCGAAGCCACCGTCAGCGCCGACACCTTCCGAGCCGTAGCTGGTCGGTGCGTTGGCGATCAGGCGGGGATCGGGAGCGGCGCCGCGTTGCGAAGCCTTCACCACGGCCGAGAAGTACTCGCCTTGCGAGCGGAAGCCCCACTTGCCGGTTTCACGGTTGTCGCGCGGCTGCGCAGGGACCGATGCACGCTGGCGCTGGCTCTCGATCTGCGCGCGGGTCTGGTTCGGGTTCGCGGCTGCCTGGGTGTCCGGGGCGCCATCGGCTTCGGTGCGCCGGCCAGCAGGGGCGGCGATCGAGGCGTTCATGGTGTCCAGGCGTTCCAGGCGCTCGATGTCGGCGGACAGTTCTTCGAACGACGCGAAGATCTGGTCGAGATCCTTGCGCTCGTCGTCGGTCATGTCGCGTTGCTCGGCGGCGGCTCGGGCCTTGATGTTGTTGGCTTCGGCGTTGAGCTCGATCAGACGGTTTTGCATCTGCTCGAGCGAGGCGGCGTCATTGCGGACGACGGCGGATTCGGCAAAGCCGAGGGACATGGCTACCGCCGCAGCGGTGAGGGCCAGCTTGAAAGTCTTCATGGAAACTCCTGTTTCAGAAAGGAAAAAGCCGCCCTGAGGCGGCTTGCTGCTGTGATGCGGAGGGCTGGCCCTACGCGGTCTTGGGGCTGGCCCCGAGATTCAGTTTTTGGAGGCGCATGGACATCTGCGCCATCCGGGCATCGACGCTGGTGGCTTGCTTGCGCAGGCCTGCCGGCACCTTGTTGAATTTGTCGAGCATGGGGAAGGCAGCGTTGAACTGCTTCTCCTCGACCTTGCTCGTCGCGAAACCACGTTCGACGGCTTCGTCGGCGTTCATCCATGTTTCCGCCGCCATCCATGCGCTGATCTGCTCGCGCTTGCCGCCGGTGCGGGCGACGTAGTTCTCGAGCAAGACGTCGCGCGTCTTGTCCAACGAGTCGGCCGTCTTGCGCATTTCCTCTGCCGTTCCCATGGTCATCCCCCAGGGGTCGTGGATCATGATCGTGCCGTTCGCGGCGATGCGCACCTCGTCGCCGGCCATGGCGATCACCGAAGAGATGCTGGCCGCGATACCGTCGATGTGGACGATTTTCTCGCCGGCGAATCGCTTGATCTGGTTGTAGATGGCCAAGCCTTCGAACACCGAGCCACCGGGGCTGTTGATGTACAAGTCCAGCGCGGAGACATTGCCAAGCGCCTTCAGCGACTCGGCAAACGACTTAGCGCTCACGCCGTCGTCGAAGAAGCTCCGGCCGATCGCGTCGTAGACGTAGATCTCGCCGCGCTTGCCGGCAGTCTTCGCGAAAAATTGGGTCATGCGGTTTCCTTTTCGAATACCAGGGCCGCCGCGTCTTCAGGCAGAAGCGGGCTATTCACCATTCGCAGGGCCATCTCTTGGGCGGCCTGGAGTCGACCACCAAGGACGGCGGCAAGTTCGCCTACCTGCTCGGGGCCATAGGTCTTTGCATCGCTGAGCGCACCGGCAACGCTGTCCGCACGCGAGCGGTTGTCGAAGCGCCGCTGAATCCGCGCGTAGACCGATGCGAGCCATGCCTGCGCCGTGTCGTCGGTGGCCGGCGGCGCAGGGTTCGGCGGCGTTGTGGCCTGCGCCTGGTCGTATGCGTCTCCGATCCGATCAAGCGGGATAGCCGCGCCGTTCACGAAATGGATGTCTCCCTCCGCGCCCAGAGTGTTCTCGCCCAACTTGCGGAGGATCATGTTCGGGCTGAAGGCACCTGTGCCGGCGAGCACTGCATAGGCTTCCGCCCGGCTCTTGTAGTCGCCCTGCTCCGCCCAATCGACATCAATCTCTACGAACTTCCTCGGCCCGCGGTACGGGATGAGCTTGTAGTCGGCTTCCTGCTCGATTTCCTTGACCCATGGGCGCAGCGTGTCGCGCGAGAACTCCAGGCCCTGGTGCTCGATGTTGTTGTTCGTGGCGCGCAACAGGTGCGCGATCTTGTGCGGCGGGACACGAAACCAGCGGCAGATTTCCTCGACAGAGAGGTGTTTCGCCTCGATGAGCTGCGCTTTTTCTGCGTCGACGCCCATGGTTTTGACGTCCCACTCGCCGGCGCCTTCGAAGAATCCCGAACGGAAGGCGTTCTTCACTCCCGTGTGGCGCTGGTCGAGTTGCTCCTTAACGCGCGCGAAGTGTGCGTCGTCCAACTTTCCCTTGTAGGTGAAGACGGTCCCCAGCTGAGCGCCGTTTCCGAAGAACCCCGCGGCGTACTGATCGAGTGCGATCGCGGTGGCAATCGTCTGGATCGCTCGCCCGATCGTGTCGTCGCCTGCAAAACCAAGAAGGCCAGCGCCACGCATGATGAAGAGCTCGTCGGGCTCCATGTCCACCCAGCCGCCGCCCCACTCCTGCATGACCCGATAGAACAAGCGCCCGGTTTCCATGTCGCGCCGCGGCTCGACGCGGTTGGGGGCGATCGGCCAGAGCCGGATGATCCGGCCGGCCAGGTCGGTTTCGATCTCCGCATAGCCAGTGCCGAAGCCCACGGCGCCCAGCGCTACGGCTCGCTTCCCCGCCTGCGCTGTCATCTCCGGATTGAACCGCGTGTTCATGATGAACTGCAGCGAGTCGTCCGGGAGGGCCCGCTTCTTGTTCTCGCCCCGCGTTCCCGCGTACACGTTCCAGTCGCTCGAGGAAAGCGCGGACGCGATCACGTCCATGCAAGCCCACACGGCGGCGACTTGCTCCGCGAGCTCATGAGTGACAGGAACGCCAGCGGCAGTCCTGCCAAAAAAGCTGCTCTTCCCGGCCCGCTGCGGATCGGCGAGGCGGACGCGAATTGCCGCCATCGCGCGCGTCAGCGGTGCGAGTAGGTTCATAGCCATCGAATTGAAGGTTCCTGTGTCGGCTCTTCGGCGCATGCACGCGCCATAGCCATGATTGCTGCGACCGCTCCGTCAATCTTCTGGTGCGGCTTCTGTTTGATCGGGGACACAAGCCCCTTCTTCGCCGGCCGCGCAACCATGTTGCTCATGCACCAGGTCGTCATCGCGTTGCCGTCATGGTGAAACCTTCCGTCCTTGACCGCGGTCAGCAATTCATCGAGCGGCACCGCGAAGTTCGCGGGCGTCTGGATGAACTCGACTGCTTCGATGTTCTTCGCCATCAGCGCCTGCATCATCTGCACGGCGTTGAAGGGATCGAAGATCGCCTCCCGCGGGTTGATGCGCTTGCAGTCCTCGATCACTTGCTCTGTGATCTGCTCGAAATCGACCGTTGCCCCATCGGTCTGGATCAACAGCCCCTGCTTGACCCACTTCGCGTAGTGCGCAGCATTGGGGCCAGGTTCTTCGACTGCTTCTTCCGGAAGCCAGTAGGAGCCGAACAGGTAGTAGTGCGCCTTCCCGTGAGAGTCCCTGCGGTACAGCCGCTGCTCCGCGCAAAGGTCGGATTTCGATGCGAGGTCGACCGCCACCCAGCTGTCGCAGCCCTTCAACTCTTCCTCGTCCAGCAATGGGTCTGCACAAAGTGCCCATTGCTGCATGTTCATGACCCCGGCGAAAACCGACGTCCAAACGTTCAAGTGCTTCGTCTTGAACTTGTTCTGCTGCAAAGGGTTCTGCAGCGCTCGGCGCTGCTGGGCGAGCAGAAAGTCCGCATCGACCGACACGCCGTAGTTCGGATTCGCCTTGATGAGCGACTTCGGATCTGCCCAGTCGTCCTCTTTGTCGATGCCGAAGATGACGCCGAATAGCTCGTCGTCCTCCTGGATGCCGTCGAGCACCTTGCAAACCTCATCGTGCTTCTCGTGGCACGGGCCGGCGATGTTCGCCCCCGCCGTGGTGATGGCCAGGATCAAAGGCTGCTCGCGCGCGCCCATGCCGGTTTCCATCGTGTCGTAGAGCGTCGGAGTGTCGTGCTCGTGGTACTCGTCAACGATCGCGCAAGAAGGCGAAGCGCCGTCGCCAGGGTTGCCGATCACCGGCTCGAACTTGCTACCGTTGGAGAGGACCACCATGCCCTTCGCCATCACCTCCACGCCCATGTGAGAGGCCAAACCCTCGTTTCGCTTCATCATCAGGCGGGCCGGCCCGAAGACCTCCCACGCCTGCTTTTCCGTCGTCGCTCCCGAGTACACCTCGGCTCCGAATTCGCCGTCGGCCGTGAACATGTAGTTGCCGATGCCGCCGGCCAGGAGCGACTTGCCGTTCTTCCGCGGGATCTCCCAATAGAAGGTGCGGAATCGGCGCTTGCCGTTCTTCTTCCGCAGCCATCCGAAACCGACGACTACAAGGAAACACTGCCACGGCTGAAGCCTGATGACCTCCTTCTTGGCGGCCCACTTGCCCTTCGTGTGCGGCAGCTTCTCAATGAAGCGGCAAACCTTCGCCCCTTTGTCCGCTTCGAACTTGAAGGGGTATGCCTTGGCCTTCGACTTCTTCAGATCGTCCAGGTGGCGCTTCGCAGCCTGCCGAACCCAGTGCCCGGCCGGCACTGTCCCGTTCAAAACCGATTCGGCGTACCACTGCGCCTTCCCGGCGTGGTCAGCCGGCGGACTTGAACTCTTCGTAGGGGTTGGCATTTTCCTTCGGCTTCAGCAACTGCACCTTCGACCGGTCCGAGGGCGTCATGCCGAGACGCGCGCAGACGGTTTCGAAGCGGATACCGAGCTTCGGATCGATGTCGACCTGGTTGCGCAACTGGGCCAGGACCCGCGCGCCATACTCCACGAACAGCCGGTCAGCTGCGCACAGGACGCCGGCATGTGCAGACGAAACGAGTTCCACCCAGCACTCACGTTCAAAGTCGGACAAGCGGGCTGGCGGATCACCGATTTCGCCCGCTGCCTCTGGCTCGTTCGCGCGCGCCGCTCCCCGAGCCGGGTCTTTCTTGAAAGCGCCTTTCAGCTCCAGAACGTTGCTCGGCTTGCGTGGACGGGCCATGATTTTTGGTTTTGCGGATGCAAGAAAAAGGGTAGGGCTACGGTGTCCATGGGTTTGGCCTCTAAGATTTCACCCACCCCCTGGGCTTCGGCCGCCTCGGGACCGCGCTCGTGCGCTCTCTGCCTTGGTCTTGGCCTCATGACAGGGGATGCATAGAGACTGCAGGTTCGACTCGTCGTCCTTGCCACCTTCAGCCAGGGAGAGGATGTGATCCACCTGTTCGGCTGCAGTGGTGCGCGCCGGGCTCATCGCCTCACAGCTGGCACACAGGGGGTGCGCTGCCAGCCAACCTGCCCTGCGCTCCACACCTCGACGGCCCCTCAGCCTCTCGGGCGCGGGGGCATTGCGTGTCCATGCTTGCCGTGGGTGGGCGGGGCATCGGCCCGTTCCATCCCTGCTCAGGGCTTGGCATCCTGCATGTGTGCACGGTCGGGCTGGTCTGCCTGGCATGTCATCCCTTGAGCCGGTCGACCACATCGAGCAGCCTCTTGTTTGCCACGAGCAGGGTCTGGATGTTCCCGTTCTGCACGTCTACCAACTCCAGGAGGCCGGTGATCAGGCGAACAACCTCAGTGGGCAAGCCGTCTAGCTCCTTCTGCAGGGCGTTCATGCCGGCGATGAAGGAGGTAGCGGTCATGCGACACCTCATGTAAGAAAGCCCGCACGAGGCGGGCAACGGCGGCAACTGCTTTGCTACCGGGAGACAAGTGGTTTCAGTGGCCGGCGCTTATCCCCGGCTTGGGTTGGGTGCCAGCGTTTCAGCCTCAGCGCCGGCGTGTACCACGGCTCGGTGTGCCCAACTACCTTTTCCCGCCTTACGCGGTATCACTAAGCGCATCAGCCTGCGCATTCACTGAAATTCTGGCCAACCAGGATGGAGTCGAACCACCAACCTTCGGTTTTGGAGACCGGTGCTCTGCCAATTAAGCTACTGGAAGGCGAATTGAATTCGGAATCCCTGAGCCTCGCGCGCCCTTGATACATGGGTCGCGTCCGGCTGTAAACGGGCGGCGGCTGGAGCTTGGTCCTGAGGGCCAGACCTGGCCCGGCGCTGGCGGTTAAGCAGGCGCTTCGACATCTTCCAGCCGGCTGTCGCCGAAAGTGGTTGCGGAGGAGGCGATCGCATCCTCGACGGTCGGGTTATGAGCCCGATGCTCTACTGTCTGAGCTACTCCGCAGAAATTTGGCTGTGAAGGCTGGCTTCGAACCAACGACCGCCTGGGTAACAACCAGGAGCTCTACCAACTGAGCTACTTCACAACAGGCGACTAGGAATGGTGCTGACATCAAAGCCTGTAGTCAGAACCGCATTCGCCACTACAGCCGGGCCGCTGTATGCACTGCCCTTCCGGCCGTTTCGGTTAACGAAACCTCATCAGGTGACGTCGGAAACGAAAAAGCCGCCTCAGTGGGCGGCTTGGAATCTCGGGAGACGGTTGCCCATCGAAGGCAGCTGATCGGGACGTGAACCCCGGAGCGTTGTGTGCGGTCGATGAACCGTTGTAGCGAACGGGGCGTTCTAGCCTGCGTCCTGGGCGCAGAGCATAAGCTATCGCATGTTTTCGTGCAATGCCCTTCGGTATGCGCCGATGTGCTGACGCGCGCGGCCGATGCACTCGAGGATCGCTCGCTCGATGATCCGGCCGTCGTGACCATGCGGCAGCGGGCGCTGGCCGGTGGCGTCGCAGCCGCCGCGGTGACGCGACGGACATGGCCTGCTCGCCTGACGACCGTTGCCGGCCACTGCCAGCTGTCCGGTCCCTCCGCACTTCGGGCAGATGGTGTCCAGCCACCAGGCCAGCACGCCGAGCACCTTGGGCCCTGGGTTCTCGACCTTGGCGCCGAGCACGTCGAGCAATCCGACCTTGACCCGCTCGAGGCTCTTCAGCCGCGCGACAGAGGTCATGCGCTCCTGCTCATACCAGCCGTTCGCGATGCCCTCCGCTTGTCGCTGCCGGCGCTTCAGTTCGTTCTCCGCCCATGCGTCCAGGTGCTTCGGCGCGAGCACGAGAGGCGGAACACCCGCGGGCAGCGTCTTGCGCAGCGCGGTGATGTCGTGCTCCATCATCCTGCGCGGCTTGGCGCATCCATCCCATTCGCCATGGAGAGCGATCAGGTGGCGGCCGACCACGCGCGGCGTCTTCGCGGCGGCGATCAGCATGAAGCCGTCGCCCTGGCGGTCGGGCGTGACGGTCAGGTCCGACGTGTTCGACGCACGCGCGAGGCGCTCATCAATGGTTGCGGTGTCGGTGCTCAAAGTGCCATCCCCCTATCGATTTCTTCCAGGACTCGCTTGTCCACTTCGGCGGGCCTGTACCCCTCGGCGGTCAGTTCAGCGCGGCGTCGGCTCGCGTACGCCAGTCGCTTGCGCTCGTTCTCGACGATTCGCGGAGGGTTGATGCAGCTGTCGCAGTAGCAGCGGACGTTGCGGCGGCGCAGATCGACGCCTTCGTCGAACGAGGCCCGGATGCGGGCCACCTCCGTGGCTGTGAAATGGTTCATCCGGACGCGCCCAGTGGTATCCCACCAGGTGCGGCCATGCCGGCCGCCCAAGCGGGCGTGTTTCTGGAGGTCGGTGACGCCCATCCACGACAGTTCAAGGCTCTCCTCCGCGTCGACCTCTGCTTTTGCAGATCGCGCGGTGATCACGCAGCGCGCTACCGCAGTCACAGGCGGGCCTTCAGGCTGTCGCCGATCCGGGCAACAAGAATGCGCCGGCTACCGTCAACCGACGGCCGACCGGTGCCCTCCTCGAGGCTGCGGAACATCTCGTTCAGCTCGACGTCCGTCGCCTGGCCCCGGCGCTTGAGCAGCACGGCGAAGGCGGCGATCACCTCGGCGGTGGCCGCCCGGTGCGCGTTCATGGTGTCGGCGAAGAAGTCCGACGCCTTCAGGTACTGATCGAATTCCTTCATGCTCATTTGGCTCTCCTGTTAACTAATACCCTGCCTAGAAACACCACCTGACCCCGAGCGGACAGACCCAGCCTCCTTAGAGGGGGCCTTCACATGAACTGACGTGACCCGTCGCGTTACATGACCCGGTAGCCTTGACGTTCACAGGTGCTGCCTTCGCCGCCTGCCGGGGTGTTTCAGAACTTCCTCACAGTTCCCCGCTCTTCCCTTGCTGCTGCCGTTACTTGGTGCTCCGACCGGCAAGGTGCTTGATGGCGCGCGTCCTACGGCATCACCGCCTCCTGCTGTCGAACCTTCATCAGCAACGCGCAGACGGGCATCAGCCCCGCGCGCTTGTGCATGTCGTTGGCGTCCTCGCCGAGTACCGGGCTCATGCAGTACGGCAGGCCGGTTTCCACGGCTGCGCGCTCCCCTGCCCCGCTCTTGTCGTTGTCGGCGAACACGTAGCGCTTGCCGCGGGTGACAGAGGCAGCGGCGGACACGAGGTTGTGATCGCTGAAGCACACCATCACTGCGGCGTTCAGGCGCATCGAGCGCACGGCCAACTCGATGGACAGGCCGGTTGCGTAGCCTTCGCAGAAGACCGTCTCCACGGCCGTTTTCGCGCCAAGGCGCAGCACGGCGCCGCGGGCCTGCATGCCGTAGGTCATCTTCTTGCGCCAGCGGTTCACCCCGGGCTCTTCTTCGGTGTCGGTCCAGCGGATGATCTGCACGCCGCGCAGCTCGTTGGTCACGATGTCGCGCATGGGCACGAGCAAGCCACCATCGGGCAGCACCAGGCCCTGCGCCATGGCGAGCCCCTTGCGGATCAGATAGTCGTGCGTGCCGGGCACCGTGGTGCGCAGCAGCTCTGCAGCCTTCTGCGCCGCCACGCGGTAGCCGTGCTCGGTGGCCTCACGCGCGGCCTGCCGCTTCGCACGCCAGGCGCGCTTTTCCTCTTCGGTCCAGGCCTTGGCGTTCGGGTCGTTGTACCAATGCACACGGCCTTCAGCGTCCCACCGGTACACCCAGCCGCGCTGCCCGTCCCACAGATAGGCACCGTTCGTGCTGCGTGGCTTTTCGGTAGTGCCGCAACGGCGGATCTTGTCCGAGGGAAAGAACTTGTCGGGCTTGATCTCGACGCCATGCGCACGAGCGAAGTCTAGGAAGCTCATACGATCGCAGCTTCCTTCCGGCGCATCGCCGCAGCCGCAATGTGATGGCTCTGCCGCTTGCCCTTGAGCCGCTTGGTGAGCGCATCGGACACGGCCACCACGGGTGCAGCATCAGCGCGCCAGGACGAAGGCGGCGGGGTGCCCGTGATCTCCTTGAACTGCATGAACGGGTAGCCGTCTTTCGACTTCACCCAGTCGGTGCGCTTCGCGAAGGTGCACAGCTGATTCCAAAGGTCTTGCCTGGTGCCAGCGAACGGCACTTTCCCCAGAAAGATTTCCTGCATCTCGCCGGCCTCGTGGGCGACGAGCGACTGCGCCGCGATCTCGAAGCCGCAGGACATGCAGCGCTGGCGGAACGGCTTGTACTGGCACTTCGGGCACCCGGTGCGCTCGCGTTCCTCCTGGCCGTCCGGCCGGATCTGCTTGTCGAGCGCCTCGCCCATATCGAGCGAGTCCAGGCCGTTGAAGAAAATGCGCGTGTAGTCCTCGGCGAACCGCGTGATGTTGCCGCTGTGATCGAGCAGCAAGCAGTCTTCCTTCCCCGTCGCCGGCGACGAGCGCAGGCCGCGGCCCCACATCTGGATCGCGGTGGACAGCGACTTTCGCAGGGGTCGGCAGTCCACGACGCAGCCTACGTCCTGCACGTCAAAGCCCTTGGCCAGCGCCTCCACCGAGATCAGAACGCGGATGGACGAATCTGGCTTTTCAAACTCGGCGATCAGCTGGTCGCGCTCGCGCTTGTCGGTGTCCTTTGTGAAGGTGGCGGAGAAGATGCCCGCTTCGTTGAACTGGCGGCACAGTTCTTCGCAGTGTGCGATGGTGGCGCCGAACACGATGGTCTTGCGGTTCTCGGCATGGCGCAGCCATTCGGCCACCACGTCGCCGATGATCTCCATGCCGCGCTCCGAGGCTTCGGCCGGCTGCCACTCGCCGAAGCTGTTCGTCTTGGCGCCGGCCATGTCCGGGCGGCGACACGAGAGCACGCGCATGGGCACCAGCACGCCGGATTCCGTGAGCGCGTGCATGGTGGTTGGGCTCACCAGGTTGGTGAAGACCTTCCCGAGCCCCTTCGAGAACGGCGTGGCGCTCAGACCGATGACGCGCGCGGCGCTCTTCATCGCGTAGTCCACCCAGGTGTCCCGCTGCGTGTGGGCTTCGTCCACGATCAGCACATCGGTATCGGGCCATCCGCGCGATTCGATGGTCTGCACGCTGGCGATCTGGAAGCGCTTGCTCCAGTCCTGCCGGAAGTGGTCGCCCTGAATCACACCGTGATCGCCCAGACCGTACTCGAAGGCCCGCTTGCAGGTCTGGTCAATGAGTGTGATGCGGTCGCACAGAAAGGTGGCGCGCTTGCCCTGCTTCAGCGCCTTCTGCGCGATCCGCAGGCCCAGGTAGGTTTTACCGGCGCCGGTCGGCGCCATGAGCATCTGGTTCTTGTGACCGGCCTCGATGCCCTCTCGGATGCCGATCAGGCCGGCACGCTGGAAATCCCGGGGCGCAGGGAAGTCGAGCGCACCCCCGTTGTCGAACAGTTCGGTCATGCGGTTTGACCCGCCTTCTTCTGCCAGTGCTTGACCGAGCGCTTCAGATCGGCAATCTCCGTCATCATGCTGTTGATGCGTTGCTGCAGGCCGGCCGCCAGGTCGCGGTACTTCTTCGCTTCGGCCACGGCCACGGCGAGCTGATCGTTGGCTTCGAAGACCTTGGACATCCCGGCGTTGTCGGCCTCGGCCGCTGCCTGCGTTTGCAAGGCCTCGGCGAGCTGCTGGCTCAGGCCCGCGGCGTGCTGCTCCAGCTCCGCCACGCGTGCCTGCGACTCTTCGGCTTTCGACCTGTGAGCCGCGGCCTTCAACTCGGCGCGGATCAGGTCGGCTTTCGGCCCCTTCATCGGCTTGCCTCGGAACCGCGGCACCCGTGGAGCGGAAAGCGCTGCGGCCTGCTCGTCCTTGGGTAGCTTCGAGATTTCTTCGGCCCGGTGAGCGGACACTGCACCCGCAGTTACTGCCTTGACCAGTTCGGGGGCCCCGTTGTCGAGTGCAGCCTTCACGCTGGATGCGGATCGAGTGCTTGCGCCGACGGATGCCGCGATCTCCGGGATGCTGCGCTCAGACTGTTTCGGTAAGTCTGCAGAATTTGCAGACTTATTCGGGCGGTGTGCCGGCTTGTAGCGGCTCATCTGCAAAACGGCCGCCAAGCGCTGTGTGAGGGTCAGCGGCCTGCGTGTGTGCTTGTCGCGAATGAAATCGGCAGCTTCGTCGCCGTCTTCGCCCGTGAAGTCTTCAAATCGCGGCTCGATGCCTTCGGCGATGCACGCTGTGTACCGCTGCCACCCGTCGAGGACCTCCCCGTTGAGCAGAACGATTGCCTCCCGCAGCCCGGATGCAGCGATGCTGTCGCGGAGCGCTCGATGGTCCTCCGCGCTCATGTCCGGCCAGGACGCGGACAAAGGGTGTCGTTGGTAGAGCGTCATTCCTCGACGCTTTCAACATGGCCAAGGGCACTTGCTTGCGCCCAAACAGCGAGTTCTTCGACGAGATCGACATCGAGGAGCACGAGGTCCTTCTCGTCGCAACCGTCGACGTCGCCGCTAGGCGCCAACATGCAGCACCAGCCGCCTGCGATCAGAGGATCGCGCAGCAACACTGGCAGCGAGACACTGCCCAACGAGAGACGCGTGGAATTGCGACAGGCGAATTCGACGTGTCGGGCTCCTGGGACGCCGACGAGAGTCGCGACCATTTCACGCCCTTCGTGATTCTGGAACGTGTAGTTGCTCATCGCCATGCCCTCCCCTCGTGTTGCATGCACCACTGGGCGGAGGACCACGAGCGATGGATCCTCAAGTAGTAAAGAAAATGCGCGACGTAGATGACGCGATTCATAGGACGGTGCATCAGTCGGCATCCTCGAAAATCAGCTTTGCGGGAGTGGTCTGGCTCATGGCTTTGGCGTACAGCACCTCGAAAGCGGCGAAGGTCTTCGGGTCGACGCACTGGTATTCGGACGGCACCGCCTTGATGCCGAGGTGCGCCAGAAACAGGAGGACCTCTTCGAGGCGCTCCGTTTTGATGCGGCTCACCGTCGAGTCACTCAGCCCCATGGAAACGGCGAGAGCGCCGGCCTTCCCAGGCTCTTGCAGCGCGCGCAAAGCGAGCTGCATGCCCTTTCTGGCTCTTTCAATTGGGGCTGGCGAAACTGCAGACATGACCTACCCGACCAGTTCCAAGCAAGCCCCGGCACATGACCCGGACCTGATCCACAGCAGCTCGCGCAGCAGCGTCACGACCAACGCGAGTACGACTCCCGGCAAACCCGCACGCATCACGCTGCGGACCACGCGGTTGGATGTGAGGTGGCTCGATGGCGACGTGGAAGTGCGCTTTGTGGCGCACGCAATGGACATGAGCCCCAAGGCACGCACGATGCCGAGCAGAGGTGCGCGGTGAATGGCCACGTCAAACTCCCAAAGCCGCAGTTGCGGCTAAGTCGGACGCGCGTACGGGAGCGGCCAAGCCGAGTACACGGTCCAGACACCCGAGTTCCGCCTTCAGCGCTCCCAACGTCACACGCTCAAGCTGCAGTTGTCGCGCGTCCGGCGGATATTCACCCCATTGAGAGATCGCCCCGGGAGTGATGTTCAGCCGCGCTGCCAAGGCGACGGCGCTTCCGGCGTGGTGGATAGCTTCTTTGGTTCGCATGGTTCTGCAACTTTAGCAGACTGCATTTCAGAACACAAGCACACTAATGTGTTTAGCCGGTTTAATAAGCAAATGCACTTTTCACAACGCGTAAAGGAAGCCATCCAAGGCTCCGGCAAGACTCAGAGCGCGTTAGCGCGCGAGGTTGGCGTAAGCCAAAGCGCAATCGCGCAATGGATTTCTGGGAATGTGAAGAGTCTCAAAGCCGAGACTGCGGCCGCGCTGGAACTAGCCACCGGGTTTAACGCCAGATGGATCGTCACTGGGGAGGGCGAAAAACGCGTGGCGCAAGGCGGCGCGGAACTTGATAGTGGTTGGACCGTTCCGTTGCTCGCTTGGTCTCAAGCCACGTTGTTTACGACTTACGAGAGCATGGCTGAAGCCGATGTTGAGGGTTGGGTGGGATGCCCTATTCCACATAGCTCAGACACTTTTGCACTTCGCGTCCAGGGCGCCAGCATGCACAACCCCACTGGCGAGGCGTCACTCACGGAGGGCGAGTTAATTTATGTCGATCCCGCACGGGCACCCAATCACGGATCGCTGGTTGTCATTCGGGCGCAACGTGATGAGCAGGCCTACTGTCGACAACTTCTCGTAGATGGTGGAACCCGCTATTTACAGGCGCTGAACCCCAACTGGCCAAATCGGATCACCCAGATGGCCCCGGATAGCAGCATCTGCGGCGTCGTGATCGGGCGTCTTACCGAGTTTCCAAGCTAATACCTTAGCAGACTGCAAGGATACTTTAAGTAAACTTGCTGCAGTCGGCTAAAGTTGCTTCGTGCTCATCACGGGCTTGGAGTGAATCTTGGAGTTTTGGATCGCAAGCTGCGACGCCCCGGGGATGGCCCTCCGAGTCTGCGCGTCCGTCGCCCGCGTTTGCGGTCCGGGCGGCTCGACGCCGCTTGTGGTGGAGCGAGCGCTCAACCATGCCGCGCCGGAGCGCGCGAAGCAAGCGTCTCGACTTAAATGCGGCCTCTGCCCGCTTTCGTTTTGCCCTCCGGCGCGCGCTGCGCAGGTTTTTGGATTGGGCATGAATCGCGTTGCCAGGAACTTTCCCTTTACCCAAAGGGTGCTAGTTGGTGCGTCGCAATTTGTGAGACTGCGGTCCCTCCTTCAGCCACGGCAACTGCTCGAGGTCGAGTTCCCCCTTCGTTTTGTCATGTTCCATGGCCAGTCTACCGGCCTCAATTGCGCTGAGAACCTCGGGTTCCATCTCCTTTATCTCTTTGGCTTCTTTGGAGTTGCCGAGCGTGCCGAGTATGTGAAGTATCCGATGCCCCAGGGCGATCACGTTGGATGCGAGCATCAGAGTGAGCGACCGCTCCATCGCATCGAGTTGAAGCATGCGCTTCTGCGATCCTTCACTTGCCGCGTACGCTTTTTCCAGAGCTTGCACCTGGTTCTGCAAGGCCTCGTATTGAGCCTTCGGAACGGTATCTGCGCCTTCAAACGACTGTTCAAGTCGCGCGACGATCTCGGCGTTGAGGCTCTTCGAAGTCTCGTCAGCGCGCGATTCAAGCCGCGTGTGAAGTTCCTTCGGCAGGCGCAATGTCATGCGCGTGTAGCGGTCAAGTTCCATCGAAAGAATTTACACCAAAACAGTGTCACCGCTCTTGACACCACAATGGTGTCACATTCAAAATGCAGGCTCTGACACCATTTATATGTCATTTAATCGGGAAGGCCACCTACGGCTGACACTGCGGATACCAAAGGTTTTGGCGGACCTCCTGCGTCAGCAGGCTAGCCAAAACCTCAGGTCTCTCAACAACGAACTGGTTTCATGCCTTCAGCAATCCCGCGCCAACGGAAATGTGAAGGCAGAAAAGGCGAAGGGGCACACCGCGCCAACGGTGGCCCCTTCATGTGAATCGACCCCTAGCAAAGAAGACGGAACACAAAATGGATGTTAGCACGCCCTCACGTAAGACGGCAACAGCAGTCACCAAAGCGGCGACTGCTGTCATCGAGCCGAAGACCTCTACACCCGACACGGCGCGCGCGCCAATCGAGAACGAGCCCCAGGCACCACTGGTAACCATCGCGGACATTCGCCGCTGGATGGCCGAGGCAGATCAAAAACTCGAGATGGCGCACGACGCGGCCGAGACTGGCGAGTACATCGAAACGCTGCTTGGGCACATCTGCCACTCGGTGCTCGTGCCTCCCCTGCACACGATCCAGCGCGAAGACCTCACGCAAGGTGACGTGAGGCATCTCTACGATAGTCTGTTCGTGCCTCTGGCATGCATCGAAGGCGCGATCAAACTGGCACACGGGAGCATCCTGCAGCACATGTTGGAAGGTGCCTTTGAACTGCTGGACGCGGCGCATTCCGCGCTCGACCCGGTGAACGACGCAGTGAAGGCACTGCCCATCGAAGCAGCGTCTTCCGCATCGCAATCGCCTGGCCGGCGTGAAGCAGTTTCTTTCGAAGGCTCAGGGATCGAGGACAACGCTTACAAGATGGGCGCCGAGGTGATCGCCATCATCCGAGCTTGTCTGCAAGATGTCGGTTCGGATCTGGTCTATGGGGCGTTGTATGTGGTTGAACGCGCACAGAACGCCCTCGCCCGCGGTGTGCACGCCCGAGACTTCGAAATGTGCGACGAAGCCTCTGCTCCCTTTGCCTGCGCAATCGCCGTGCTCGCAATGAGCATCCGAGAATACGATGACGACGCACTGCGGGGCGCACTCCGCCTGCTGCAACTCGCGAAGACCTCGCTTGATGACGCACTCGAAGGGGCGAAGTGATGGAAGCCCTTGCCGAGAGAACCACTCGCCGGGGTGCCTTGACGCCGGCCGTAGCGGCAACGTCTGCCGTCTCGGTGCCAGCCACCACTGCCAGGCTCACCGGCCAACAGTTCGACCGGATCACAAGCCACCTGTCGCACTCGGGCTCGATGCTCACGATGCTGATCTACATGTTCGCCGGTCAAAGCTCGCTCGATGATGTGCGCGACGACGCCACGAGCGAAATGGTGATGGGATTGGTTCAGCATGCGGACAATCGTTTGACCGCGGCTTACAACGAGCTCATCGGGATCGAGGGAAGATTGCCCGACGAAATTCGCGTTCGAATCTTCGAGGCGCATTCCATCGTCTCCTTGCTGGAGCGCATCGGCTTCAGTGCTGGCTTCGACTTTGAAGCCTTCACCGAACAGCACATGGTCGATTACCTGAGCGCTGCACAGCTGTGCATCGACCAGACGAATGCGGGCCTGACGGCGCACTGGAAGCAGCAACATGCGTAGCCCCCACAACAACCAGGCGTCCGGATTCGAGTTCGACGCAGGCGTGGGCGGCGACCACTACAGCGGCAGCATACAGGCCCTGATCTCGGCCGGGATCATCACGCCGGAGCACCTGCCAACCATCGCCTCCGTGACTTTCTTCAACGGCGTGCAAGTCGATGGTCGCAAGGTCAAGGCGATGCAAGACGAACGCTGGATGCAGGTCCGTTACGTCGGCCGCAACATCCGGGTCACGAAGGGGATCACGCGCGACGAACGCGCGCGCCGCGAGGAGGCCCGCAGGCTGGAAGTAGAAGATGCTGTGCGTACCGCGCCGAAGCAGGATCCGGGTTTGGACGGCGCGTCCGAGATGAACTACAAGGCAAGCGCGGCGTTCGCCGTCGGTGATGAAGTCTTCGCCTACGGCCAGGCCGCTGTGATCGTCGGCGAGTACAAGCTGTATCGCGTACGGAGGGAAGACACCGGGGAATTCAGCGACGGCAAAACTCGTGCCGACTACCTCACCGGCTATGTCTGCCGCCTTCATAGCACCGAGAAGGAATTCTTCTACGCGGCCCACGCTGTGAGGGCGAAGTCAGGGGCACTCAGCCACCTTCGGCTCGTATCCGGTGCAGGCCCCCGCCGCGAAATCGGCTTCGCGATCCGGAGCCTCGCATGATCGAAATCTACACGGATGGATCATGCTGGCCGAATCCGAGTGCCATCGGCGGCTGGAGCTTCGTGGCCTTCGAGAACGGCCGCGAAATCCACACCGGGAGCGGCAAGGCCGACACGTTCACTTCGAGCAACCGCATGGAGCAAACAGCCATGCTGCGCGCCCTGCTGTGGCTCGGCGACCGTCCTGCGGTGTTGCACAGCGACAGTCGCTATGTCGTCGACGGACTGAATCTGTGGTCGGCGAAGTGGCAGCGGAATGGCTGGACTCGCAAGGACAAGGCCACCAAGAAGATTTGCGACGTGATGAACGCTGACCTTTGGCAAGTAATGGTGATCGCACGTCAGCGCCAGCACGAGGTGCGCTGGATCAAGGGGCACGCCGGCCACATTGGCAACGAGCGCGCAGATGGCCTGGCGGAAGCCGCGCGCATGGGAGCGACAGCATGAACGGAACGGCTTTGCCCGAGGTGCGCGTCCTGGACGCCGCGGCACAACGCGAAGTTGATTCGCTGTGGCTCCTGGTTCACCGGGAGGACAAGTGGTCCGCAAATTTGGCGCAGATCGCTCGCCTTGAATCCTTGCTGCAGGGCATCGTGTTCACGCCAGGTGCGACTGATTGGGCGAGCCTCCGGGCGCGGATGAACGCTCTGGGCGGGAGCGTGGCACGGACGCACCCAGACGACGGGCCATTGCGGTACATCATGGCGATCCGCGACGCGTCCATCGTCTACGAGCGCGACACTCTGGACGAGGTCATCCAAGAAGTCGCGGACGAAGAAGTAGAAGCCGCCTGGGCGCTGGAGAGTGGCAAAGGTCATGCAGCGTGGAAGGCTGCAAATGAAGCCCGCAAAGCTCGCAAGGCGGCGCGCATGGGAGTACCGGCATGACGTCATCAATCGCTCTCGAATGGGTTCCCATGAGCCGCTACTGCGAGCTGTTCGGTGAGACGGCCGATGCGGTCGACAAGCGGCTGCGCAGCGGCCACTGGCTGCGTGACGTGCACGTCCGCCAGCCGGTCGGCAGCAAGCAACTGTGGATCAATGTCGGTGCAGTGAATGCCTGGGCCGCGGGCCGGCCGGTCGAACTGCCCCGGAAGAAAGCTCGAGCGTGAGCGTCGGCATCACCGTCATCAAGCGCAAGAACAAGGAAGTCATCCGCGTTGCGTTCAGCTTTCAGGGCGTACAGTGCCGGGAGATCGTCGATCTGCCAGGCACGCGCGCCAACCTGCTCTATGCGGAGCGCCTGCGCGCCGAGATCCTCGGAAAGATCGAGCGCGGGCTGTTCCGGTATGACGAATATTTTCCGAGCTCGCCACGCTGCCGGATCTTCGGCCATGGGGCCGGCAAGACCACCAGCGTGAAAGACCTGCTGGAAAGCTACAAAACGCGCTCCAAGGCGTCTTTGCAGCCCAGCACATGGAACGGCTACCGGAAAGCGATCGACAACGTTCTGGTTCCGCAGTTCGGCGACTTGCAGGTCGGGTCGTTGAGCGCCGGCACCCTGCGCGACTGGATCGCCCTGCAGCACGTCACGCGCAAGCGGATGAGCAACCTGCTGCTGCCGCTACGGAATGCGCTCTCCGAGGCTGTGGCGGATGAGGCGATCGCGTTCAATCCGCTCGACCGGCTCAAGATCGCCCGGATCCTGCCGCGGGACACGCTGTCAACGGACTACGCGCCCGACCCATACACCATGGAGGAACTGCTGACCCTATTGACCTCGATGCAGACCGCCGAGCGCCACGCGTTCCAGTTCTGGGCGTTCTCCGGCGTCCGCACCAGCGAGCTCATCGCGATCACCTGGCCGGACGTCGACCTGGTGGCCAAAACTGTGCGGATCGACAAGGCCGTTGTCGAGGGTCAGGAGAAGGGAACGAAGACGAAGGCGGGGGTTCGCACCATCCCCCTGTTGCTGGCGGCGCGGCAGGCCTTGCAGGCGCAGCTGGCGGCCGTCGAAACCGCGCAAGGCCGGGTGTTCCTGAATCCGCGCACAGAGGGCGAATGGACCGATCAGTCGTTGCTGCGGCTGTGGCAACGCACCTGCAAAAGGGTCAAGGCGCGCTATCGCAACCCATACCAAATGAGGCACACTTTTGCAAGCCATCTGCTGAGCCAGGGAGAGAACCCGGCGTACATTGCCAAGCTCCTGGGCCACGAATCGACCGAGATGGTGATCCGACACTACGGCCGCTGGGTCGAGCAAGGTGCGGAGTTGGGCTTCGAGCGACCGGCAGTAAAGTACGGGCGCGAGTGCTTACCGGGATTGCCAACGGTGTGA